TACAACAATACTAAAGGTTAAAGGTTCATTATGTCGGTTGACAACTTGCAGATATCTATTGTCAATAATAGATATGGTAGCAATACCTTCTGCACCAACAAACATACCGTTAGTCGAACCTTCGGTTGTATCTAATACATACACCTTAACATATCGCATACGTAAATCGCTATCTGTCCCATAATCCTCCCAACTATCATATTCCCATGACGCATTACTATCTATAATAGTTGTATAATGGAAAGTTCGTAATAATGAATTTAAATGGTTCACTAATGTAGCTACATCTTCTAGATGGTCATTTACATTTTTTAAATTTCGATCATACTTATTAGTTAATGCTACAACAATCGGATCTATTAAAGCTTCTACGTAGTGTTTAACTTTAGGTAGAATGTAATTAGCCATAATCTACTTCTCCTTTATATGTATAATAAAAAATAACAATAACTCCAAAGCTATATAATGGATATAAGAGAGGGATGGTATCCCTCTCTTATAATTACAATACTATTTATTATATTTTATTTCTATCTACAAAATAAGCCAACATACCTTTAAAGAATTCATTTGTAAGGATACCCATATCGAATAGTTCCTTGTTCAAGTCGATATACTAATTGTAGGATAGAACAAAGTTCTTTATATCGATCAATACAATATTGTACTGTAATACCAGTATCAGTTATCCAATCAGTAAAGTTTTTAGGTAATTTTCTGAGATCTGCCAATTGAAATAATCGCAACACATATTCCTGGATTTTATGATCCATTAACAATATTGATTACATCTAATATAGACATATACGATCTTTTTTCTTTCTTATTATACGTCCAATATCCTCTCGAGTTAAGGATATCTGAAATTACATTACCACCTTTTAATACCTTATTTACAAACTCTTTAGGTTTGATACTTAGAGAATCACTTAATCCAAAAGTCGACCACTCATTTTGGATATAACATAATTGCCCTAACAACTCAATTGCCCTATCGAGTTCGTAATTTTCATTCAACTGAGCACGTATAGATTTTCTAGTAAGGGGAATGTCTGGCAATAGATCACAAGTTTGTGTAACATTATTTCCGCTCAATCCAAACATTTTATTTTTCTTTAAATAATGAAAATTACTTAATCCTGATAAAATACCTTGGTATTGTGAAATGATTGGCTGTACTATTGGACCAGATGCATTATTCTTACATCTACATACGACTGTATCTACAAGATTCAATTCATTTGCTACACTAAATGATTCAGGGTACTGACAATTTTTATCTGAATCTTGTAGTATTTTTATACCACGAGCTTCCAACAATGTAGATGTTAGAAAAGTAAATTGACTTCCTGCATTTTTAATACTATCATTAGCTTTCATGTATTGCAAATCTTTAGGCGATTTAGAATAAGGATCTAAATCAAACTTATTTCCAATGTGAGCTGTAATGATAAAATAGATTCCACCTTTAGCAGCAAGTGCAGGTATCTGTCTCATCATTTGGGTTTTCATATTCCCATCATTCATATATACAGTATTGAGTTTAGAATCACCCAATTTGTGCTTATCGTATAACTCTTCTTCTTTAGTGGAATTGAGTTTTGATAGAGAATCGATAACAAATATTGTAGGAATAAACATCATTCTTGATTTAAGAGTCTTATTGTCAAGAAATGGAGTTTCTATTATGTAATCTTTTTTATTCTTTACTTTGTGTTCGACTAACTGTTTGATAAAAGTGAATAGCGAACTTGTATCATGAGTAGAGTTATCCCATAAAGCTATAACATCTGGATCTATATTAGAGTCACACATATCGATAATACGAGACTTTCCTGCTATAGAAAATTCACTATCGTGGATCAACAATTCACTACCTTCATATCGAGCAGCTGCACGTACTGCTAAGGATAAAGCTTCTGTCGATTTATATCGCTGAGGTCTACCAACAATACCATTGACTCTACTTAGTCCACCATTGAGAATCATATTGTCTTTTCCAGAAACAAACTTACCCGTAGCAAGATCAAATTGAGTACCAGTATTTAAATATGGAGTAAATACGCTAGTTGATACATTTAGTGCGGAAAGAATACCCATAAATATATAACCCTCTACAATTTAAGGTTAAGAACACCTACTCACGGTGTGTAATGGATAGGTATCAAACGAATCCAACGACGTTTGAATCTTATCTTCCGTCGGTCGATCATTCTTATTTGTATCCATACATACCATTTCAATGTAACCGTCGGCAGCTAACTTGTCTGTAATTTCAGAAGGATAATCGTGCAAATAATATACAGTCTTAATTCCTGCATTAATTAACAATTTACAACATGATAGACAAGGTTTAGTTGTACAATAAAGAGTAGCCCCTTTAAGCGATACACCTTCATATGCTGCATTTGCAACTACATTAGCTTCAGCGTGTGTAGCCATACATCGTTCTAACTGTTCACCTGAAGGAATGTCTTTTCTAAGACAAGTATCAGGAGTACAATGTTCTACTCCTCGAGGGGCACCATTATACCCAGTCGACAGAATGCGTTTATCTCTTACAGCAACTGCACCAACTTGACGTTTGCAACAAGTCGATCGCGAAGAGACCAAATTAGCAATACCCATAAAAAAATCATTAAGTGGCAGTCTCATGATTGAAATTATCTCCTTAAAATTTTTATTTATAAATTATATATAATACTCAAAATATGTATCTATTTACACAATTGATATAGAGGATGAGCAAAACTCATCCTCTATATCTCAATATTAAGATACCAAATACCCAGGCTCAGAAGATATTACATATAGATCGATTGGTTTATAAAATCTATATCCATCGTCAGTTGCTATATCTATAATACGATCTCCATATATGGAGGTTCTCAGTATTTTGATATGGTTAAAGTATCTATAGTAACAGAGTAGTGTTCCACGAAATACGAATTTATCGTCAGTCATGTGAAGAAAACTTTTTGTACCTTTATGATACGCTACCAGTCCTATGTAAATTGTATCTTTGTCGTTAATAGGAAAAAGCTCTACATCAAGATATCTATTTTTAGTAATAGTATTAAAGATTTGGTATAGATCACTATATTTGATTGGCAATGGAAATTCACCTCTGATTACCAAACTACCATCATCTTGAAAAGTTTCATATCCAAATATCAATTTAATGCAGATAATCAGTTTCGAACAATAGTGTCCAATTGTAGTCAGTGCATTTTTCATAGTATCCTCTCTCTACCACTGTACATTATTACTGACGTTAGCCAAAATATTCTTTTCTATAGGCTGAGAAATATCCACATCTTTTTTTCCAAAATGTATAAAAGCGCCAGACAATATAAATTCGATCGAATCAGTATTAGTATCTAAAATAATTCCGAATTGAGAATCATCAAAGATCGAAACATATTTAAGATCATCTTTTGTTTTACACAAATCTTCCAAATTCACACATTCGTTATGTGTATTGTAAATATGAATGGTCTCGATATTTAAATCTAAATAATTAGACAAATTCAATACATTCAATTTGTCACATTCTAAAGTTAAGCAATATTCTTCAACATCTTCCATAAAATCAAATGTAAATTTCGGTTTAGTCATATCACTCATATCAAAATGAGTAAATCGCGAAATATCATTTATCCATTTGTCAGTTCCCAAACATACAAAATATTTATCTGAATAAAAAACCATACCTTCTTTACTTGTCGGAATTATTATACAACTAATAGAATCCGAATATGGATCTGTTACATAATTTATACTATACGGATCAGGATACTCGGTCTTAAATATGGTATCAAACCATTCCTCTACACAAGCATTCCAATCGATAGTATCACCTTCATCCTTTAGAAGGGCGCTAATCATTTTGTAAGTCGATTTGTTCATAATTATAACTCCTTTATTGTGAGAGATTGTATAAAGATATGTATTATTATTAGATGTATATCTGTTGTAGTAATATATATCCAAGATATGCATGAATCATCATATAAGGTAATATGGAATTATATACAAATGAGGAAATATAAAAATGAAATATACAGGGAGTTTCAAAGATTTTAAATCTTTTACTACATTATACGGAAAAGTAACTTTACACCCATCAACTGTAAGAAATCTTAATAACATTTTACAGAATCTATCTCTAATTTATAATCCAGAACAACTGCAAGCGTTTCGGAAGTTATTAGCCGAACACGCTATCGATATCGAAGATCCGCACGATATTGAGATCGATAATTTAAGTGAAAATATCTTAATAGACATTTATGAAAAGTGGTTGACTTATGGAAACCACGATAGTTATGAAGAGTTTAAAGTGATATTTTTTAGTGCGATATATTTAGCTACTACAGATGAACAACTATTATCAGATTCTGAGGATTTAACTGTATCCGTAAGGTATCTACATAAACTACTTTATCTGTTTCATACAGGACCTTTTTATTCACACGATCCAATATTAGATCAAATGTTTATTGGAACTACTTTCGATAAACGAATTATATATTCAGTATATGATACACTCAATCCTTCTTTAGATATAGAAGAACCTATGAAGTATAATTATGGAACATATGTTATAGAATTTGATGTTAACACTATACAAGAAGATACTTATTACTTTTTAGCTACTTCTGTATCAAATCCAGATATTCCTGTAGTATCCATATACCGAAAAAGACTTACCCCTCTGGTATTTTGTATGGATATCAATGATGGCATTAGTCAGGATAAAATTACTATACCGATTTCTTTATCTCGCTATCGAATTGTAATCTCTACAAATGATGATGTTATTGATATTGGAATATGTGACAGTCAACAAAATAAAACTATTTATTCTATGCCTAGAATTACAAACCCTAACAATGCTGTAGGCGATACCAAACGAACACAAATAGCGCATGCTAAATGTCTTCAATATTACGGAATGCCAGTCTCTTCGGAAGAATTGATATATCTACTGACTTAAAGAGAGGAATTTATGTCACTTATTAACAAAGTGGGCATTACTGGAGTGATGTCTAATTGGGATGAATATGCAACGGACGAAGCGTCTGAGCATTTAGAATCTCAAACAACTCAATATACTGTACCAGAAATATTAGAAATGATTCGAGAAATAAAACGATCTTTTGATCCATCTATTCTCGAACGGATGATGTTATTGTTAGATGAGCATTTACATAATACAAATAATCCCCATAAGACTGATTTAGATTCTATGGGAACTAGTGTAGTTGCGGAGTTATACAACGAATGGACTAAATTGGGATATACTGGATCAGTTGAAGATTTCATTAGAGTATTATTCCAATATATTGAAATTGCCGATTCAGAAACTACTATAGAAGGAACTTCTACAAGTAAGTTGGTTTCAGTTAAAGGTGCTAAAGATATGTATACGTACCATTTAACTGACCCGGAAGCTCACAACGAAATGTTTCGAAGTGTATTTCCAGGATTAGTACCTGAAGTAGCTCCTAAATGGAGTCTTCAAGCGATTGTAGGGACTGATCCAGAAATCGTAGTAGAACGGGATGCACCTTGTACATTTCATGAACATAGTGGATATATTGGTGAAGTACCGGCCAATACTTTACCTATCGATCACACATACGGTGAACCGTATTTTTCGATCTGGGGAAAACGTAAAAATTTAGTAACTCATAGTACTACATTAGAGGATGGTATATTTATTGGTGGAACTACTTCCATCGGTGAAGAACAGTATTCTCCAAAACATGAATATGATGCTAATATCTTTTGTGAAGATACTGACAATATTACACAAGAACATGGTTGGAAAACTCATCCAATTGCATTTGAAGTTGGAAAAGTATATACTTCTTCAATTTATGTATATCCAGACCATAAACATATTTTTACGATCAGTATCCCTGAGACCTTAGCTGGACCTAATGCTCGAATACATGTTGATATAACTAATCCGAAAAATATATTTAAACCAATAAATCATAGAAGTGATATCAATAGTTTAGAAGTAATCAATTTACCGAATGGGTGGTCGCGTATTATTCACTCATTTAGAGCTCAATCTACTACCGTCGAATCTATCAAATTTTTATTTTTAGATATCTTAGATGGTGATACTACTTATATTGGTGATGGGGAAATTAGTGGATACCTTTGGCAGGCTCAAGTAGAAGAAGGTCTAAATGCATCTCCTCCAATATATACAGAAGAGTTTGTTGTCGAAAGACCAGCTACTATTGCACATATCCCATTTCGTAACAAGTTTGAACCCAAACTTGGTACTATTGTAGTTGAAGCTAAGAAACCTAGAAATATAAAAAGAAATAATGTACAATACCTATACGCTATTGGTGATGGTATAGATACAGTAACTAGTGGAAAATTTCCCACTATAAGAAATCAAGAATTGTACATAGAATCTAAGAACAGTTTTGGTGATTTGTTGGACTATGAATGGTTAGGTCCAAAGTCGTCCGAAACCATACACACATTTGTACATAGTTATAATAAAAAATATCACATATATCAGGACTCCAAAAACTATCCAGTAATTAATTCAGTAAGTGATACTTCAATTACTTATGTAGATGTAATCAAATATATTCTAACTAATCAATATGCTGACATTATAGCATCTGGTAATCATACCACTATGTATGACTTTCAAAATACTATTAAGACTACTAACTCAGATGCAGGAACTGTAAACAGTTCTATCATCGACGAAAATACAATATATATAGGTGATGATTCTGAATACGTAGATATGGAATCGACTGATGATCCTAATGAAAATTCTGAATTAGCCGATTTCGTCCTGGGTGAAGTATATCCTAGTGCCCAAGCGTTTTATTCGGATAATTCCGTAGGTACGGTAGACTTAGTAAAAGGTTTAGAAACTGTCGAATTGACGGTTATGCTTAATAAGTATGAAGATTTATATATAGGATCTAATGTTGGTGGAACTGAACAATTGGATGGATACATTAAAAGTATCACATACTACCAAAAATCTAACAATGAATTAGAAGTAGAATTTCTTGCAGGAGAGTATATCCATGAGTAATAAAGTAATAGTAAACGTAACTCAAGAATGGTCTGAGATATTGACTATAGCTTCGGAGGATAGAACTCTCTACGCTGAAAATAGTGGAGCTTATGTCTATATTACATTTGAACCAATGTTTGATACAACAGAAATTCCAGAAGATGAAATTAGGTATATTGGAGGAACTACAACAGCCATTGCTATTCCTACCGGATCTTATGTGTATGTAAAATCGCACCAACCCGAAGGTAAAGTTTTCCATTTACCTAAAGGAATGAAAGATCCAGATAAAGATATGGCTACCGTTAATGCTAAAGTAGATGATGTATTATCACAACTTATATCTCACGTAACTGAATGTGGTAATGTTCATAGTCTTACACGAGAAGATCTTGATGTTCATAATTTACCAAATGCTACTAGTGACGATACGTCTGTAGATAGTTCCGAAGTTTTACTTACTACAAGAGGTGGAGAATTACTTCGGCAGTTAATATTGACACATCTAGATAATAAAGAAAACCCACATACAGTCACTAAAGCTCAAGTAGGATTAGGGTCTGTCAACGATTTTCGTATTGCTCTCGACGATAATGAACTTATGGATACGAGTCGTAATGATCTGTATGCAACTATTAAACATGTACATCAGATCATATATTCTCGAGAACAGTTAGTTGTTGATATTAAACCAAATACTGTTGTACAAGTACCTTGTGATGAAGTGGGATCTGCCGATATTGGAATTTGCGATCCTGCTCCAAAAACTCTATTATTGACCGAAAATACTGTAGTCTGTCCCATCGGTCTCCAAGTCGCATATTGTGACGGAATCCGACATTATTTGTCCCAAACAACTACAGAAATTTTGTCAATTAATAAGATTGATATATCTCCTAGTGTAAATCCAGTTCCTGGATATCATTACATCTATGTAGATATTGACGACAATGGAAGTATTTCTCACTTAGGACACACTACTGATAGACCTTACTATGGAAAATATCCTATCGATGGTACTATGGATTTTTTTGATGTGGTTACAAATACTATGTATAATTCTGAGGGTCAGCAGATTTATAGAGTATATTTAGGAAAAATATATATTGAAGAATCGAATGTTTTTTCTAATTGTGTACCAGTACCCAAAGGTAGTAGTTACATTACTAGAGCTAGCGTATTAGCTTCCCCTAATCAGACTTATATATTCGATAATCCATTCTTTGAAGCTGTAGATATTATACCTAAGATATTTATCAACGGTCAGTGGTGTGATCCAAAATGGAATGATCAGGCCGGAGTAAGAGCTTCATACGACTTTCAACGACCGGATCATCTCATTGTACAGACAGGTACTATGGGTATAGCTATGCCAGCAATTTCCGCCGGTAATGCATTTACTAGTGAATCTGTACCTACAACAGTAACTACAGATGCTCCTCTGTTGTTAGAAATATATAAACGGGGGGTATAGAGTTTATGTTTGATTATGAAGAATATAAAGCCGGTATAGAAAACATTTATTACCAACTAGATGTCATAGACAAACAGATTAGTTGTTTAGGGAATGAGGGGTTTGATAATATCGTTAGGAGATTGGGAAATACGCTTACTGGAATATTCAATACCTTTAAAACGATTACAACTAAATTCCATAAAAGTACTAAACGTGGCGAATTGAGATGGTATAAAGAATCTAATCTATTTACTACTAAGAAAATAGCTAAATTTACCTATACAGAACTCATGTACTTAAAATTGCCTATACCTAGAGGGATGAAAAGTACATACACCCAATATACCGACGCTTTAACAAGCTCTTTAGAAAATATCAATATGTCCCCTCTAGTTAGCTTATTTGGGGCAGCAATAAAAGATATTCATGATACCATTCTCAGTGGAGAATTTGACATTAATAAAAATATTTCCAGTATGAATAATCTTTTTGATCAGAAAGTTCTAAGTATCATTGAACGGACTATGAATAAAGTAGATAACCCTAAATATAAAATTCTTGAAAAAGAATATGGGGAATTATTTAAATCGACAAAAGAATTTGAAGATCTATTTGCTAGATTATTAGATATGGAAAAGTATTACGACGAAACAAATTGTATAACTACTAAATTAGATAAGATCGAAAAGTATATACAAAACATCATTGAATCTAAACAATTAGAAAATATTAATAAAGCTAATCTTAAATCGCTTAGTGATGTGATATATCGATACGCTAAAGCTTTTGATATTTATGGTGCACTTGTATATAACTTACAACGAATTGAGCATAACTTTGTTGAATGTTTAAAGGTCATTGCTACAGAAAAACATATAACATAAATGAGTAGAGAGTACTTCCCAAGATGGGAAGTACTCTCTATTTCGTTTTACTTTTTAGCTAATTCATCTGCTTGCTTAAATACTTCGCCCAGTTTTACCTTTTCGTCGTCTGTACCAACAGTAAGAATACGAAATACTTCATTTTGAGTATAATATTTGGATACATACTCTTCCACTAACATACTCTTATTTTTAATTGGAGTAGACCAAGTTCCATCAGGTCGAGCTATACCCTTAAATCTATTTGGACTACCCATTTCGATATGTCGTTTAGTTGGTGGATAAGTAGAACATATACACTCGGCTTTACCAATGATAGCATAATATTTCATCTTAGACATCTAAACACTCCTTACTTTAATTATCAAAATCAAAAGCTTTCATAACTTTTGTAACATTACTAATAAGCTTAGGCATACTAAACTGCGAACTACCTTCAGTATATCCGAATCTATAACACGAATCTGATGTATTACAAATTAGTTGTTGTTCATTAAAAGAAATTACCAAATCGTGATCTTTAGCATAGGTTAATAGGGTAATATATTCATTTGCATCTAGAATTTGTCCTTCCATAGGTACATACCCAAATGGGATAGTGTCAGTCAATACTTCAATAATTGTACCAATAGGATTAGCATCTACACTAATAAAATCTTGATAAGTACTAGCTTGGACTGTTTCATATAAATCTAACTCATAACTGATAGGTATTCCATCTTTGGATGAAATGACCAATTCAGAAATATGATATTCATTAGCAAGTAATTCTACCAAAGTACTTTTAATTGGTGTTCCAATAATTCGTAATCTAGTAGGTATTTCTGAATTAGCTGTATATGCCAATATATCTCCATCTAAAAATATACCACTAGTATCCAGATTAAATTTCCCGATACCATTTACAAAATCAGCATTTGGAGATATCTCAATATAAGAATTGGGAAAAGTATCAGATACACTATAAATATTTTCAGGAATAGTATAATCAATTATGGAGATATAATTATCAATTAACCAAATTTCGGGCAATTCGAGATATGCAACATCATCTCCATCTAACCGTTCGGGATCATTTAAAATTTCCGGATACCATTCTGACAAATATGTTGCAGTTGCTGTAGCATACGGAATCCTGGCTTTAAATTTGAATACTATATTAGACAAATCGGCAGTATTCATACACCGCAAATGGAAAGTATATTTCTTATGGGGTACTATCGAAATCTGGTGATCTTCACTACTGTTATTAACAACAATACTTGATATAGGAGTAGAACATAATTGTACAGGTTTATTGAGATCCGTTTTTAAATGATGATATACTAATCGTTTAGTCCTATCGGGTGTCATATATTTATTATTAATCAATCCATTTTCAGCTTCTGAGATTTCAGCAATTGGATAATTTTGTACTAATCCTAAATTTATATCATTTTTAGTTAATCCGTGGACATTACCAAGAGCTTCTCTATGTAGAATAAATTCATTTCTTAAAGTGTTGTGTTGATTAAGAATATTCAAAACATCACTATATATTTGGTGGGTTAATGCAGTAGTTGCTAAAGTATTAGTACTATCACTTCCCACTTCATTACTGATAGCATTGGGTAAATTATTTAAACCTAATTGCTCCTTAGTCACTTTGTGTGGATTATCTCTCGAGATTAGATGATCTTGATATTGTGAGTGAGTATGTTCTCTAGCGGCGGCATCGATACTTGCACATGTAATCATATGAGGATTGGATTTACTCGATATATGTGTAGCTATTACTTGAGACAACTGACTGACTAAATTATCAGCATATGCTGTAAGTGATTGGGATAATGAAGTTGATAAAGTTGCTAAATCCGTCTTTGATGCCATATCGTTAGTTCCAGTAACGATATACGAGATCATATATTCGAGATAATTTGTCAAAGAATCTTTAACATAACTTAGTGAGATCTGACTAATTTTAATCGAATCATCTATATCGACACCGCTTAACTTTACAACTAATGAGGAATTATATACGCTATTAACTTCATAAACGATAGGATATTCACCTGGTTCATCTATGGTATAATACACTTCTCCATCAAGGACAATTTCTATTTTACCACTATTTAATTGTGGAATTTTAAGAATCAATAAATACTTACCAGTATGTGTATATAAATTAGTTGATAATAGTTTTAATGTAGCAACCTGTCCAACCTCACTGCAGTCGAAAATACACAACCCATCATTACTGTACATGTTAGTAATAAACCATTCTCTAGAATTGGGAACGACATTAATTAGTGGATCAGAAATTACTGGTATAAAATTTATTCCATATAACTGATTAGAAAATTTATTTATTAAAGCTTCTACATTTCTAATATATTTAGTAATAGCTTCAAGTGTAACTAAACTATTTGGAGAACCAGATTCTACTGATTCACAAATACTATCAGCAATTACATTACCCAATACTAAAAAATTAGTATGTAAATTATTAACTTCACTATTCTTTCCAGAAAATCCATTTTGGGTAACAGTACTCATATATAACTCCTTTTAATTGACACTGAACGAATTGGTATTTAACTATAAGATGGATACTATAGGGTAGTCCTATTTGGACTACCCTATAGTTTAATCCAATTTTACTAGCTATAATTAATTGATATTTTTAGTTACAGTATTTATAAATCCGATTAATATTCCTAACAATAATCCGATAATGATTAAGACTGGAATAAATATAGTATTCTTATATTTACCAACCATCTTTCTATAAAGATTTTTTAATATAGTCATAATAATGTCCTCTGACTATTATACGTTAAATATATAAATTTATCATCCTTATAATATAGCAAATAAAAAAATAAATAGTACCCTCTCCCATATAGGAAGAGGGTACTATTTATAACACTGAAGTCTTAGCAGCCAATATATCTCAACCAATGATCGAGATACTTCCGATTTTTCATTACACTGTCGATCTTTTTCTGATCGAGACGAAAGAAATCGATCGGATTTCTAGGCATAGGACTTTTAAACGTGATGTCAGAAACCTTAAAGATCTTCTGAACTGAATATTCCTCATCTGTAGGATTCTCACCCTTGATATTGTTGGTGGGAGAATTGAGTACAGCCACATACATTGTGTATGTCTGATGTACTCCAACAGACACTTCATCTTTCACGAGAAATTGTCGAACTGGGGTGTACGAATACGCCTGAAGAATTTCAGATGAGAATCTTTTTACTTCATGCATACACTCAGCAATGGTATCATACTCTTCAGCTTCAGCGTCAAGGATATTATCCAATTTAGCTTTAGGATAAATCTTAGAAGCCAACTGATGATTCCGATTGGCAAATGCCCACGGATTCATATATGTTGCATAAGTACAATCCAAAATGGACAATTTCTCAAGAGTTGCATCGATGATGTTGTTGTACATCGCATCACCAGTACCTGCACCACCGACCCAATTTTCGATATAAGAAGCTACAAAGCTTCCTTGGATCATCGGATTTTCAGGGTAAGCTTCATCCTTAAAGATGTTAGTAATTTCAAATACCAGAACCAACTTCCGACCCTGATCAACCGAACCAACAGAAAAGACACAGCCTTCCCATACGTTAGTTACTCCCTGTCGTGCGTTGGGTTTGGGGTGACGACGGAAAAAGTTAGGACGTTCAATCATCTTTCCGCCAGGCAAACCGACAAGCATGGTAAGTCCACGTTCACTATTACCACCACCCATTTCCCACAAACAAACATTGTCAGGAGCTTTAATGTCGCCAGGAATAACGATGGTCGATACGTTAGAGATTGACCGATTTGCCAGCTGAATAATAGCACTAATGTTCGGAGTCACATAACTACCGTTACCTCTGGGGTTATTGACAAAATACCGAGGTTCAACATTTGCATCTTCTGTGACTCTTACAGCATCGTTCATAACAGTTCTCCTTTTAAAAAATAGTTAATAGATATACTACAACTTATTCTTATATGTAATATATATCTAAAATTTATTAGATATATCTACATACGAATATCACCTTACTACACACTACCATATATAATTACATACATGTATTTTATATTACAAAAAGGATATTAACAATTACCATTCTCTAAAACATGATACACTAAACATATCTGGAGTTGTAGCTTTTATATAAATCTGATCTCTAGTAATACGATCAACCGTAGCTTGTGGTGGAATAATCGAACTTGATCGTTTAATACAATTTAATTCGATATCTATATTTTTAGTTCCAAAAGGATTCATTACCTTATATATAGTAGCAGGTTTAGTACAAACAAATCCACTAACGGGAAGATGTACAGTATCTCCTATAGGATAAGAATAAATCAAATATCCACCATGAGATTTTTTATAAATAATTCCTAAATACTTTCGAGAAATATTATCTGCCCAAGAATAAGTATTAATATTATAAAAATGAGACGATAATGATACTCTCATCCTATTTAACCTTACTTCGTTATTGGTCGAATTTGTCAAGGTGACTAATATTTTAGATATAGAAACATTCATTGTAATAGGAAAGTATACGTGTGTTTCATTATCATTTATAGTATCAGGAATATATGAATTATTACTTAGAATTGTAATAGTATTTCCATTACTGTCAATTCCTTCTATCGTGATACTTGTAGGAATGTATTCAATTTCAGTTTTCTTAAACATCAACACGATATCAGCAACTTTACGACACATTCCAAAATCGTGTGTAATAGTTGTAGTATTAGTCCCTAATTCTGTACTATAACTATCACTATCTTCTTGGTAAATATATTGGATAGGATAATTTGGATGTTCAGAAGTAGCTGTAAGCATACCATAAAAAGGATCGCTATTCGAATTCATATATGGCCCATCAGCAAACGGATCAACTCCTCGATCTTTAATCCCAAATTGTGGTGGAACTCCAGAAACTTCGACAGATGGAATATTATTGTGGATACACATAGCTACAAAATATGGATGATCTTCTACCATATCTGGTATATCAAATACTATATCCGATGTCATTGGACCATAAGTTTTAATCGTATCACTACCTTCGTGTGTAAATTTAATATCTTTACTGATTGCAAATTGGTCGTCATACAAACCACCAAATAAAATATCAAAGGATAAATCCCAATTAGTAGTATATGCAATTTCTTCAACAGTTATACTTAATCGAGAAGTGTCTTTGTAGGTGTCTAACTCTGTACCAAACCCAACAGTACATTTAGTTTGTCCATCTTGCCACATCAATCTATATGTACGGATAGGTACATTATCTTTAGTAATACGAACTAAGGTGGGATGCGATCTTCCTAAAGTACGAGAAAATTCAATCCCTTTTATATCTCGTTTAATGTGTAATTTATAATTTACTGTAATAGATGTAAAAGGTAAATTGTCATCTTGAACAAATGTAGTATACTTACCTTTTTGTACTGCATAATACAATTGGCTATCTCCAAATAGTGTACCATTACTCGTAATCATACCAGAATGCGAATCATACAAACTATCCATTTCGTGTGTAAGTCGATTAGCTAAAATATTACAAGTAGGTAAGTTTATATTTGTATGATCATATGTTTCAGGAATAAATCCTAAAGAAGAATCTACTATGATTGAAGGTTTAGTAGCTTTAGCTGATATTATTGTACCTTTCAGCATATATCTATCATCATGATTATGATCTTCAACAGCTGCACCGATACTTTCTGGAGTATGTGTATGATTGACCTTGGCTGCACCAATACTTTCTGGAGTATGTGTATGATCTACAGATGCAGCTCCACACTCTTCGGGCGTATGAGTATGTACCTTATTCGCAGCTCGTATTTTTTCAGGAGTAATTTGATGAGGATTAGGTGCTTGTAAATGTATACTTAAGGCATTTTCAGTTGCTGTACATCGTGCATCGATGTCATCATCAATAATTACTTTAAGGTTTGCTAAATCGATTTCTAAATCGGTATATTTAACAAAAGATGATAAATCTAAATCATTATTCTGTTGCTGCAATTTCTCACTAATATACTTTTCTAATCTATCAGCAACCTGATGAAAAGATATTGACGATATAGAAATATCATCTCCGGGAATAGCAGAATCAACATAGATATGAAATTCATCTAAACTCATATTTGTTGAAGATACCAATACACTATGAGTTCCAACAGTATCAACAATATCAAAAATATAACCATCATTATTAGTTATATAAAACTTTCCACTCTGTAAAGTGTCAATAGTAAAGATCAATAAATATACACCAGCTTCAGTGAGAATAGAATTTCTAATAACTATCCTATTATCTTCTTCTCCAGTCCATACTAATCGATTGACTAATTTAGTATATCCCTTAATTACATACCCTTTTTCCGGATCATTAGTTACATCCTGAAGATTAATAGATGTTAATGTATCTGTAATTATAGGACGAACTTTATTTTCAACATCGTTATTAATAAGACCGTCAACAATTTTTTTATCCAAATGTAAAAATAGATCATATACAGATTTAGCAGATGCTAACTCTAATATACTCCCCTGTTTATAATCAAATGATATACCATTTGTTGGCATTCCACTTAAATGTAATTCATTCGTTATCACTTTATCTGAAATTACACACTTTTCATTAACACTAGAATTAGCCATAACTTATCCTCACTTACAAGTAATATAGTTTACTTTTATATATTATGGACAAAATATTACATATTTTATACGTACAATTGGTCGCAATCTTATAACTAAACATATAAATTTCCTCCGATTTTGACAAAGTATTTAACACAATTGTGACAAAGGAGAATCGCTACCATGGCTGAATTTCAAGAAATCGATGCTCTTGTGCAAGTTTCAAAAAATGCACATATTTCATGGGACCCAGCATCCGGGTCTCCTATCCCTTTACATAAATTAGTATACGATACAGTTACTAGGGTAATCAAACGTGGAGATGGTATTAACTTTTTCGATACCTTACCTGTTTGGTTAGATTTTAATAACTTAGATGATATAAAAACTTTCGCTGACGCTAACGTTATATCACCTACAGAAATCGACAATAATGCTGTAGTTTGTATTAATTCGGAAAATAAAGTAGCTGCTACAACTATTAATTATTCTGAATTAGTTCGAATGACTACTTTAGTATCTAGAGCAGCCAATTATGCAGATGCTGATCATCATCACGTAATTTCTAATATAACTGATGCGGGAACAGCAATTGGACGATCTGTCGGAATATCTCCAGAAGAAATATCTGCTATTGGAAATGATGGTAAATTGTCTAAAAGCTTATTCAATCAGACTGTCGAATTATCAGACAATACTTCCGACTTGTTAAGTTTTCTAATACTAACAAGAGCATCTAAAGACATGTTAACTAAAGGAGATCTCCCCGATGGTTATTATGATGAATTTATTGATGGAGATCAGATAGAAGTTAATAATGGTACTCTTTATTTTGACTATATATCTCTACCTACAACTGAACCGACAAATATAATTTCGAAATCTGTACAAACATCTTCAGAATTAGAAAAAGCTCATGCGATGATTCGATGTAAATGTACAGATGTTATCAATAGTGATATCATTGTTGAGATGTCTAGAAATGGTGGATACACTTGGTGCCCAGTACGACTTACTGAATTACCTATGATAAATAGTCAAATTAAATGTTATAGTGGAGATGTTGATTTTGAAAATAAAACTGAAAATGGATCTTTCGATCTATCAAATGCAGAAATGGAAAGTAATAAAGATGACATCACTACATTTACTGTAGATACAGAAAATGTTAGTGGTCATTTTGATATTGCTGTTAGTGAGAGAGTGGGGGTAGGTAGTAAAGTAATAGTTATATCGACTGAAGAAGTTGGTGACGAAATAGTTACTACACATTACGAATTTACTATCATCGAACTTATTGGTGATGGTACAGAAGTAGATAGTGTAAAATTCGCTGGTGATTTGTCGGTTGGTGAATTTAGTCTATCGGACATTTCTAATATACTTTCTACTGGGAATACAATTAAAACTAATCGAGTCTCCATCTCAACGCCAGTCCCATTAGCTTCTGGTGATCCATATCAAGGCGGTACCGCTATTGGACCTTACGATTTTGCTGACGGGCAAACTGGATTTTTGATAGTACCACCTAGTAGTACTTGGTTAACACAAACACATTATGGGTATTATAATATCGACATGACTACATTAGGATTGTCGAGTAACTTATCCCCAGATTGGATAGATCCAAATACTGGTATAAATAATACTCAACTACTTTGTACCTACAATGGTAGTGATGAATATACCGAACCTTATAACAATCCGGTTCATCATTGTAATAACTTAGTATATGATGGGTGCAATGACTATTTTTTACCTAATAAAAATGAATTACATTTCATATATCAAAATAGAGCAGTATTAAATGAAGCTTGGCCTTCGGATTTTGTATGGTCTAGTAGTCAATGCGATAATATAGAAACTACTTGGGACATTCAACCAACTGGTGAATTCGTAAGTTATGGGACTATTGGTAATAGATCACATATCCACGATACAATTCCTGTAAGACGTATTTTATTAAATGAATTGTATATCGGTGTTTATAAGTCCTATTCGGATAAATATGCGACAGCTTATTTGCCTTGTACACATACTGATGTAAAAGATATCATATCTTATACTGTAAATTCAAATATGCCAGAAACTACATGTTACACCATAGTTACCGATAACGAATATAGAATTTATAAAAATAATGAATGGAAATCGATAGTCAGAACCAACGATTCGATGGAATTAGAATATAATGTTAATGGTGTTTGGACAGAAGCTGTCAGTACCAATACCTATGCTAATATTTCAAAAGCACTAGAGTATGTCGACAATCGTATGACTTTAATCGATTTGCTAAAAATTCCACAATACCATTCTGGTAGTATTAGCGGTATTACAGTATCACTCATGAAACCTTCAGACTCAGATATTGTACCAGAATTTAGTAATGGTTCATACGTAGGATTGATAGCTACTAAAGATGTAACAATCGAACAAGAGTTAGACTTAACGAATACACAATTTCAAGATATCAAAGGGAATATTACTAGATTTATTGTTGACATTGCTAATTCAAGTGGGCACTTTAATGCTCCTATAAATGACAATATTCAAATTGGATCTAGAGTATATGTTAACGATCAGGTCATTGAGATTATCGGAATTGTAGACGATGGTACCAGTGCCAACAGTATTGAATTTTATGCACCTATGGAAGTGCGAGAATATACTATCGATCGAATTACTAATATGTACATAGAATTAAATACAATTACTACACTTAATGATTTACATAATACTAATACTGCTACAATTTCTACTGAAAATATAGATATTCATACAATTGATGAATTAATTCCATCAGAGGTTCCTAATGGTGGATCTATATGGTATACATTTAGATACGGAGATGAATTTAAAACTTATTACAATACAGAATTAATTACTATCGCTAAATTAGAAAATGGTCAATGGTATCATCTTGATGGAATTCAAAATTGGATAGAAGATATCCAAAATACACCACAAACGGCAATTACTAATTCGTTACTTAATAATACAATATACCGTTTAACTAGTTATGAATTCTATAACATACCAATGTTTGTTTTTCTTACCCTATTCTCAGAAATAGGTATTACTATGTATACTGATGAAGTTGCTCCTATTGTCGATCGATTTGCTATTCATGGTTTACACGACGATGCATATTTAATTGCTGACACATATGAACAAGCTTGGTCTTCTGGTGAAAAAGAAGATCTGAAAGATATTATAACTCACTTTGTTGTAGATACACCCAATCAAAGTGGGCACTTTAATGCTCCTATCAATATCAAAATAAAATCAGGATGCCAGATATATATGGCTGGTAAATATTTTACAATCCAATCTGTCGAAGGTAGTGGTATCGATACTGATAGTGTTACACTTGCAGAAAATACTATCTTAAGTAAAAGTACTTATCCAGTTGACGGAGTTTATGGTATAGATAATACTTCTACCGTTGTAGCTGATGACATATATAGTGTAATGCTCGATATGTCGGAACATGGTTTGGAGTCATTAGAACAAATTGTTAGTATAGGTGACGATAACGTATATTACTTTGTAGGTGACGGTAACACCTTTAAAGTATATCTTAACAATGTATGGTATTCAGTCGTAACTTATACCGAAGGACATTGGAAATATACTGATGGTGTACAATGGATAAATTCTCCATTAAATACAGCACAGTCAGCAATAAGTGTTGCTGCATCTAATGTACTGAATAGGATGACTAAATCTCAATTAGAAACCCTTCCTGTCGATGACTTGGTTAATATCACACACATTTGTGCAGCTATGGAATATAGTGCTATTACCAACAAAACTCTAAGTAAAGTCATATTTAAAGGAAAGGATAAAAATACTGAAGTTACTGAGACTGACATTAAGTGGAGGATTACTAGTACTTATACGCTACATAATGTCAATGAGATTCATGGAATAAGAATTCAATGGAAATATAAGTAATACGTACATAGAGAGTAGTATCCCATATGGGATACTACTCTCTACATATACATCAAAACATACTATTTAATTTCGCCTCTACCGTCTCATCTTTTTTATCCACTTTACCACCATCTGAGTATATATCTCGAGTATAAGTAGGTTTTGTGTATATATCATCTACTATCCCAAACTCTGTAAACTTATAAGCAAAAAATTTATGAACTTCTGGAGTATCATCTACATATCGATGTTTATCGCGCTTAAATGTCATGTAACTATCACCAGCTTGATTCTTTTCAATACAAAGATAAATACTCAAATCAACTTCCCTCTGAACATCTAGAGAATCTGACATATGAGAAGCATTAAATCGCTTTACGGGATTTACTATACCACTAGCTACAATATCTGCTGCACCCCGATTAAGCTGATGTGCACTACCCAATAATGTACCTTTAGATTTAGTATAATTGCAAAGATTACTATATAGCTCTTTTACCAATAGATGATTACCTACACTAGTAGATTTTCCGTTGGAACTACTCTTCTTCATACAATTGATATAGTCGATAAGAGTAGCGACCATAAAATATCCTGAATTTTCATATTTTTCATATGTCTGTCTAAACTCATCAAATCCAAATTCACTTGGCAAATATCTTTCTATGATAAAATGATATCCTTTTTCACTAAAGAAATCATAAATGTATTGAATTATATATTCGTCGGAAATATTGTCTGCAGATGAATTTGTATTTGTTTCATAGGCATTCCTAAACCACCACATCATATCCTCATTAGCCTCATTCTCTAGAGAGAGAAATAAGATCATAGGTTTTTTACCTTGAGGGTGTGTTGGTGGTACATTATACGACACAATCCATTTGGCAAGAAGTTTCAAAAGTAAAGATTTACCATGATTCGATAGTGCATTAAATATAACTGATTCTCCTAAAGTTACTCCACCACGTTTCCCACACATCATATTGAATCCTTGTAATCCGGTTTTCATGATATGATGTTCTTTTCTTTCGGTGTATGTATTTTTGGCTATCTGGATTGAATTCTTATCCATAAAATCAATTTTCTCTACCCTACCACCACTATTTACCATACTTGACAAATCGAATACTGCACTTATATCTTTACTAACATTTAATACATCATTAAGATATACTCTTTGTTCAGTTGAATCTACTGTATCGGCACAACGATTCAAATACCCAAACATCTTTCGAGTATATAAATTACATTTATTCCAGATGATAAAATTATTAATCTTATCATTAATCCTAATTAATCTTTCTTTTGTTATTGGACTTTCGCTTGAAAATAATACTCGCAATTGCTGATACACTTCTTCATTCTGAGAAACTGCAGGATCGGATTTAAACTTCAACAATAACATAGTTAATTCTGTAACATTTTCATTAGTAAGTTGATTAGCTATTATCTCTTTAATCAATCTAATAAGAAATTTTATAAGATTAGTTTCAGATACTAAATTGTGCATATTATCACTGATTATATCAATTAATTCATTAACTACTCTCTGAGATTTCTGATCATTTATATTTATCAATAGAGCGATAGCATCTAGGAAAATTTCAGAATTAGAATAAAGCATCGGGTATTTCGCTCCTCGTTTATATGAATACTCTAATATAACCTTTCTTATCTAACAATAACATACTATGATTTAGACCTATAGTTTTTTAAAAGTTTGATAAATAGTCAACTCGAGGATAATATGCTTATGGATTCTGTAACCCTTGATCGATATCGAGATAGTACATACAATAGTTTAAATTTGCTATATGCTAGTATGTGCATAACTCCCAATACTCATCCGTTATATGTCGGTATGATTAGACGTAATATTATTGTATTAGATGAACAGTTAGATGAATATAAAAAATCTAATCACTTATCATCTAAACATCTATATACTTTAGAAACATTAATTAGTCATATTAAAATTATATTAAATGGTAAAGGAGAAGAATATCTTTCAGGTTTAGCCCCATTAGATATTAAAAATGTATTACAATTAAGTGAAAATTCTCCACAATATAAATTCTATATACCTATGCTCAGTATTATATGCAATTTTAAATATAAATGTGATGCACATATAGGATCTCTACATATAATCGAAGATACCATAGGCATTCATATTGATGAAAATTGTACATACTCTTTTAGCAATGACAATATCGATAATGTTAGGAATAAGTATTGGAAATATATTTTCAGTTTTGATTTCAGTCAATCGACTTTTTCTGAAATTATCAGAAGATTTACCATATCCTCTTTTCCCGTAAGTCAAATTCATAACGAACTCACCATCGGTGAATTGTGTAAATGTTTAGCTACAAATACCACCAAACTAGTTTATAAATTGAATAATGTCGATAGGACCTATTTTAATAATTTACTATCACAAATAACCAATACTCAACATAATCTATACATTGAAGATAGTGATATCTTTAAAGAATTAGCTTCATATTTAAACTTCCCTATAGAAGCCATTAACTATCTTATAGGTAATTCATCAACTGTAGGTGGTAAATCTGCATTAGATTCAACTTCGTTAAAAAATTACTTTATCAACACCATTTCAGGAATGGAAGATCTTGATGACGATGACGATGATGATGATACAGATGTAGATGATACTGATTCAGATGATGATACGGATGACCTCGATGCCGATGAAGATACCGACGCCGATGATGATGAAGATGATGATGAAGATGGTGACGATGAAGATACTGATGACGACGCAGACGAAGAATCTGAAGATGATCCAGAGGAAGGTACAGATACAATATCATCCGATGACGACTTATTGCCAGCTTCTTCCCTAGGCGACATTACTATCGAATTTTCACCAAAAGATGAATCTATCGTCGATATCATATATAAGGCAAAGGTATGTGATTTGGTTAGAGAATATAAAAAAGATCCACCCGAAGATCTCAAAATAGAAGAGTTGCTCCTTCTAGAGAATTGGTGTACCAAATGGATCTTTTTGGTCAGTGCACGAACCACAAAAGACTTGTTGAGTGAATTGTCAATAACAGTCTGAGATATCCAGACTCAAATACTCCGGAGAAATATAAATGAGTAATAATGCTTTTAAAGACTTTGTCGCGCAGTTGGAAGAATATCAGATCGAAACCGATGAAGGTGCTCTGTCTCTGATTGAGAAAGAGACCATTGGAAAAATCTGGAATAAGTCACTTGACTTCCTCGAGAGTCGTAATCTGGTGTCTGGTGCTGGATTGGAATCTCTCAATTCTTTCGATAGGCCCATCAGTAACCTCAGTCAGAATACAACCCTTAGCCATGTTGGCGTTGAAGCAATTGTCGATTTCTGTCGTGACTGTGATATTGCTAACGACCAGCTGTTTGCCGCAGCTTGTAATGTTGGACACCTCCTTTCCCACAACGGAAGTATGTCTGAACATTTCAATTCTGAGAGAGCTGGCATTGAATCTCTTGACAATGTTAACTTTCAGGATCTTGGTAGTGTTTTTGGTAGTTATTCCGCAGCTACTCTGAAGCAGGATGCTTCTGCAGCTTTGGAAGCTTTTGGTCAGGATGTCGACAAGCTGACAACCGATATTCGTATCAATATCGCTATTACCATCATGAAGTTTCACAAGAATATCCTTGATAGGATTATGTTCCGTAAACCTTGTGATTCTAACGTGATTCAGTTTTCCGTTCCTTATCATGAAGTCTATGACCTGGAAAAGGCTGCTGCTAAAGATACTCGTGTTCGGAATCTTGGAGATCATCGAGTCAACTTTATTGACCTTTATAAGGAACCCGGAACTGCCAATACTGAAGCTAAGAAGATCATTCCTCTGAAAGCTAACGACACTGGCGCTACTGCTAAGTTGGTTGCTGACGAACAGATCCTGTTCGGTAAGGAAGTCAACCTGTTTGACATGGCTCTGGACGCTACCAAGTTTGGTCATAGTCATATCGACTATACCGATTTGGTTTCTGAAGGTGTCCTGTTCGATACAGCTTTTCTGACGATTACTGAGGATAATGAAGGTACTATCAGAGAAGAGATCTTTGCTATTCCAATGAAGATTCGTTCTGGTGCACGTTTCCAGATGAGAAACAATTCTCGAGATTCCGCGGATCGTGACTGTCGTATCTCCGAACGTGTCAACTTCAACAAAGATACAACCAAGGCTGATGGTACGGCTTCTAGTGTTTTGGCTGCATTTGCTGGCGATGCTTATCTTCAGCTGAGCCTCAACATCACCGGTGGTATCAACCTCAAGACTGCTGATACTATGGTTCAGGGTCAGGTCTCTGGCGTTGTTGTAACAGAAACTGGCGAAACTCCTGTTGCGGCGGTTACTGACCAGTTTAGTAAACTGTCTTTTGAACTGTCTCACTATACTCTCGATGCTCGTTATAGTGAAGAGAATATGCGTAAGACCACAGCCGCTGTTCGTATGAATAAGCGTCCTATGGCTTACGAAATCCCAGTCGGACGTAACTACGTTGTTGACTATTCTCTCGCTCAGACCAAACCTACTGAAGTTCTCGGTACTGTCGCTCAGCTGATTTCGATCGGTAATGATGATCGTGGTCTTAAGCTGATCACTGCTACTATGGATCAGGTTTATGATAGGCTTGAAGCTGAGAGTGGCGGAAGTATGTTTGCTGACCATCGTGACCGTGTCGCATTCGATTTCGTTGCCGGTAACAAAGTCCTTCCGTCGATCTTCAAGGGTGAGATTGATCTGGCTAACGTAGAATCAGTCCGTAGCTCTGATATCCTTTCCGACGTTCGCTGTCTCGTCGAGAAGTTCTTGTTGGAGATTACTGCCAAGATGCACAACGATAGTATGTACACGAGTGCTCTGGATAATGGCGAAAAGCCTCATTACAAAGTCGTCACTTCCAGCCCCATTCTTGCTACATGTTTCAGTATTCCTCACGTCCACAACCATCTGAACCTGAAGGTTGGTGTTGATGGTGAGACTGTCGAATATGCTCGCATCCTCCCCAACGGAACTCGTCTTGATATCATCACCACTACGTTTAATAGTATGATTGATAAGATCATCATGATTCCGTATCGGAAGAATAATCCTCAGTCTGAGTTGAACTTTGGTGTGAACTGCGATCGTGGTCAGTTTGTCGCTAACTATACTCCTGTAGTCAATCAGGGCGTTTCTCGTCGGGTAGCTGTTAACTCTCGAGAAATTCCTTATACCACTAACCCTCTCGGTGCCATCATCCAGGTCAAGAATGTATCTCAGTACTTCAACGACTTTGGTACCCTCGACATCTAAGTTGTAAAGTTGTAAAAGTGTGCTATATAGGCTAGGGAACTAAGTTCCCTAGCCTATATTTATTATTTGTCATACAATAATACTTGGAAGATCGCATTTAATAAATGCCCATGCACATGCAATTGCATCCGCTTCATGTTCTACCATCTTTTCAATTGGATTCTGTTTAGTCTCCTTAAGCTCAATATTAGAATTGAGTAAAATAGCTTCCTGTACAGTTATCTTAGATGCCTGTCCATGTTCTGTAACGATACGCTTAATGCACTGCGGAGCTAGTTTAAATACAGGCAAACCTAAGTTAGTTCCAATAACTCGCTCGATTGTATGAATACATAAAACTAATGCAGCATATGCTGCAGTTCGACCTGGTTGCCAAAAAGCACTTTCAGTTACAACATAGTCCGGCTTATACCTTACTAATGCACATAACTCTTCTTCCAGATGAGCAAGTTGTACATACGATTTGTTAAAAAGTACTAACTTTTCTTTATATTTATTAAGAGCTCTTTTGCCTTCGATCTTTCCTCGTTTACTGACAAAAGCCTTACCTGTACTTGTGTTATATTCAGTCAACGCCCATCCGGTACAGGTAAGGCCTGGATCAAAAGATAATATTTTAACAGTACATTTAAGCATAAATACATTCTCCCTATGTATAAATATTAGCTCAATAAGTCCTTCAAAAAATACTTCAGAATATACATATCTAAAATTTCCGTGACATATATACTTATACTATATCTAAATATCTTTCGTAGTAATATGGGACTTTTACCTATACTTATACCCATTTTGTATCATTTCTTTTAAACACAATTCTTCAATTTCTAGATAGTTAGGTAATCCATAATACATTTCACAAATATACATAGAGTTTTCTTTAGGACTTATAGCTTGGGAGAAATAATACTGAGTCTCTTTTCTTGATTTATTTTCAATCTGAATAGCTGTACTTAATTTAGTTTCTTTACTGATATTACATGCACATTGAGTATTTGGATAATATGCTGAAAAATCTTCATCTGATACAAATACATGCAACATCGTTTCAAAATCCGGGCGTTGAGCTATAGCATTAATCCCTACACCTTTACTACTCTCAGGCTTTAGGACTGTACCTCCAAAATTTTGTATCAGCTTTGTAAATTCAGTTTGCATTTCAGAGCCAGCAGATGCAGGAACTTTACCATTTTTCATACAATAATCAAACAACGAATTAGTTACGCAAACTGTCTGTTTCCCGAAATCGTCAAAAGATGTAATACCTGAAAGCAAATACAAACTATTGATATCTTCATTTTTCCATTCCATTAACATCAACGACAAAGCATCAACTATATTGTATACTACATAGTCAATAAATCGTCTAGACTGCATAACTAGATGAGATTCTTCTTTACCTAATGATAGTTTTTGCAATTCCATATTTTCATGCTTAAGAATATTGGCAAGAGTATAACTCGGAAGATACCCTTTAGCTTTTCTTAAACGTCCATAAAGTGCCTCGCAGTCAATAAATTGAGTATACCCTGTAAGATAAAACCAATGCCACTTATCAATAAAGTGATCTACCTTTCGTTTATCTTCTTTATAAAAAGCTTTTCGATATATAGAAGGTACGTCTGGATGGCACATAATATCGGTAGCACTCTCACCATTCAACTCTAATCGCTTAAGTATTTGAGGAATATCAAATCCTAAATTCCAAATACCTACAAAATCTGTTTTATTTTCGTGGAGTTTAGAAAAAATCCATTTAATGATATCAACTTCATTTTCACAAATTTGATAGTATATTTCCAAATTATACTTTTCAATAGTCGGTTTCAGTTCTACATCAACTAACTCTTTAACTTTATCTAAAGTAATAGCCTTCTTTATAGTACCATGTTCTTTAGTTTCTATTACTTCGTGTAGATAATATTTGTGAATTCCTACATATATTTTGTTTTCATGAGTGAGTGTAATGAGATTAATTTCTCCCAAACTCCCTGGAATAACTGAAGTTTCAATATCAAGCATGCCCTTGGTAAAAGGAATAAATTCTTCATCTTCAAAGTTTATATTGTATTGTCTACGAACTAATGTATTTATGGAAATATCTACCCCATAAATATAGGGATAATTACACAACTTTTTAATATTTGTATATCCTCTAGGGGGATACCCATATATCTTCTTATGGATTTCATAAGCTAGATCTTTTTCAAATACTTTAAATTCATCTAACTCATCCAAGTCACAATATTCTTTTTTAAATTGATGGGTTTGTTTACCTTTCTTAGTAATCCAAAAAGATCGCATGGGATCTCTATGTATCACCAGTTTGGGTTGTGGATTACCATTATCATCTATATAACTAGCTTTAACAACAACAGCGTCTGAATGCTGTTCCTTATTATACACATAAGTAGCATGATTCCATTGCAGTTTCATGTTTTATATCCCCACAAAATAAAATATTTACCTATCTATAATTATACATATCATAATTCAGATTTATCATTTTTTACAAATGAGAATATAAAAGAAAAAATAAATAATTTAAATAGTAAAAATAGAGAGCTATCCGGATATCCGGATAGCTCTCTATTTTTGATACATAAAATACTTACTATACGGAAAGAAACTTCTGAATACGATCCTGAGCTTCTTTCAGGTTGTCCTTATTCAGACGGGATTTGGCCTGAACTGTCAAACGTACTTCACCATAGGACGAAATACTTTCACCAGTTTTCGGGTTGTGATGTTCCTTATACGCCCGCATTGACGTCTTTTCAACTCCACCAGGAGTTCTTGTAGACAACTTCACTTCTGATTCTTTGGGATCATCCCCTGCCTTTTTCGCAGCCTTGATAGCATCTCCCAGCTGGGATGCCAGAAAATCAACACTACCGTCGCGGTACAGATTATTAAACTCTGCAACAGCCTTAACCATCTCCTCAGTAACCCCATGCTGATTAGCCAGCTTGAGATAATCTTTCTGAGTCATACTGAAGGTTGTGTCATTGGTCGAGGTCGCTTTTTCGCCAATGAACTTCGAAACATCTTTAAATTTGGAATCTGCCATGAGTTTTTCCTCCATGGAATTAGGGTGGTAAATGGTAGACATTAATCCAATAAATCGTCTACATATTTGGTATGCTTATCAGTTAAATAATATATATTTATTTAACTGTTCAACATTCCTTTTACGTGGTAAGGTGAATATCAATTTCTTTTCTATACTTAAAAAATAATTCAACAAAATATTTATTTACTTGCAAATTCGAATAAATCAAATTCATTAGATTGGAGTTATATAACGGCAATCTCGAACCCATAGATCTATAATTCATCATTTCAAAATAGAAATCTTCTACCTTATTAAAACAGATATCTAATCCATAAATATCTTCATCAAAAGTTTCTGGGATATTAATTAACATGAGAAACTTTGATACTGTACACCTACCAATAAATTGTTTAAGTTTGCATAATAGAGAATACATTATAGTCGATTCTCCCATACGCAAATTATAAGTATTAGTATTTATATTGACTAGTATATCATAAAGATTTAAAATATTGGGAGATCGCATAGACATACATTCAATTAATCGTAAACAGCATTTAATTTCCTCTTCAGTCAATGACAATTCTAATCTACGAATCGTATAACAAAATTGTGTTTGGATGTCGACAAAACAAAACGGATTAAAACAATATATTGCACTATTTGCTGTTTCGAATAGACTCAATAACATACTACCACAAAATGGACATATCCGAGTCGAATTTAAAGCAAAGAGATTATCTACATTACGAAATTCAATATCTACATCTCCATTAGTTGTAAGGTCATTACCCACTATTTCAGCAGTAATATTTGCTGCTTGATAATCTGGATGATAAGGAAATTCAATTTCTACTATCTTATTTGGAATAGTCGTACTACTTAGAGTAAGTCTAGATACGACTTGCCCATCCGGATATTTGTTAGGAACTGCTACCTTAACTTCATATTTATCAATTGTATTTTTCATAAACTTGCTCCCACATATAAAAAGTATACATCGTTATTTCTCTAGTATACTATTTGGTTATAAAATTTTTATATATTGAATATAATAATTTAATTCTAACATTAACCTTATCAGATTGTATGTATGTATTTTTATTTATATGTATATTGGTAGTTATATATTTTCATCAGATTTATCCATCCTATACATCAATTATAAAATAAATGAGGGTGATATGAAAATACAAAAACTCCACCTAACTCGATATAAACCATTTAAGTTTAAAAGTATAAAACGATTGGTGGTCGATATGACTGCCGAAGATACGCAAATATTAATAGGTAGTAACGGTTCAGGCAAATCATCTCTACTAAGAGAATGTACACCTTTTCCTTCTGTTAGAAGTAATTTTGAAAAATGTGGAAGTAAAGTTGTTGAATTAGAACATGAAGGTTCTAAGTATATTCTAACTAGTAGATTTGCTGAAGCTCATAGTCCACATAGCTTTGTTAAAGATACTAAAGAACTCAACATAAGTGGAGCTACCAAAATACAATACGAATTAATTGAAACGTATTTAGGTATTACTCCTGAATTGTATAAACTAATTACTGTCGGTTACGATATAGCAAATATGTCTGTAAGTAATAGGAAGAATCTTCTACTTAATCTAAATCCTACAAACATGTCCTTAATTTTAGACAAACATAAAAAGGTATGTACTAAACTTAGAGAATATAAAAATAATTTAAAATTGTTATACAAAAGAAAAAAAGATATTACCGATAAACTACTTAACAAAGATATTATTGATGAAATTCGTAAGAATCAAAAAATCTTACAAGATAAAAAGAATACTTTAAACAAATGGATATATACTCTAGATACGTACATGCAAACATTGAAATCTGATAACGTTCAATGTGAATCTATAGATATTAACCAATTACGATCTGACATCCAAGAGATTATAAAAAATTCTATCGACTTTAGTCACATTTCTAGAGATATTAACCACGACATAATTTGTGGGGAATATAAAAATAGAATCAATAATACTGAAATGTGTATAAGACAGATTGAAAGTGATATACAATCAACTATAAGAGAATTGTCAGAATATGAAAAATATACAAATAACGATACTGACGATAAGGATAAAATAGTTAATCGAATTAATGAATTAGAAAAAAATATTGATAATATCAAAATTCCGGACATGTATAAAAAATATATACTCCCAAAACATGAAATTGATACGTTGGAACTATCCATATACGATATCAAGCAACTACTCTCCAGATTTAGCGAAATTCCCCTCATCTCAACAAATACTTCTATATATGACAAAATTCAAAATACTATCAATTCTCTTAGTTATAAAATAAAAGATATTTGTTTTAATAAAGCTCAGATAAATAAGGATTTAGAAGACTTAAATAATAACAAATTGGATACATCAATAGGATACCCTAGCGATTGTCATTTCGACAATTGTAAGCTCAAAACTTTATATATAGAAAAAATAGATTCTTATAAAACTACAAAAGAAAAACTGATAGACAAATTAAAGAAAGTTACTAAGAAATATGATAGATATGTCGCAACTAAAGATAAACTAGTTGAATTCTATCGTGTAAACAAATCTAGCTATGAAACTTATATAGCCTTATTAGGAATACTTAATGAATTATATACAACTAAAAAAGTATTTAGCAATCTAGCTACTTTAGAAGTTTTGAATAATAGACCTAATTCTATATCGCACTATTTAGATAATCTAATCGAAGTATCTAAATTATACCACAAACGAATTGAATTAATTGAAGAATTAAATATATTTAAGAAACAAGAAAAGACTATAAATACACCAAATAATATGTCAGCTGAACTTATACAAAAAATTATAACAGATAAACAAAAGCAGTTAACTCAACTACGTGACAAACTCGATACTACAACAACCAAAGCTCAGAAAGAGAAAAGTGACTATCAAATATTGTTGAGATATACAGAAACTGTAAAGTATATTAAAGATATACAAGAAACTTATAAAACTTATACATATATTCAAGAACGAAATTTAGTATTGGAATACTATCAGAAATTAATTGATATTATGTATTCACTTATAAATGAATATGATACAACTTTACTTGATATTAACGAAACTATTAAAGAACAAGATAGTTTATTGGATAGATTAAATCAAGAAATTCAAATTATGATAGATGATATAGAAAAAGATAAGATCAAATATGATCAAATAGAAAAAGCATTATCCCCTACTTCTGGAATACCACACACTTACATGATACGTTTTCTAAATACGATTATATCCAATACTAACAAATTTATAAGTAAAGTTTGGTCTTACAATTTGCAGCTAGTCCCATTAGATAATAATAAGTCGATAGATTACCAATTCGCAATCCAAGTAGGAAATATTAAAGTAAATGATATTTCTACATGTTCTGATGGACAAAAGACTATAATTAATTTAGCTTTTACTTTAGCTATGATGGTACAATTAAAGCTTCACGATTATCCGTTATATGTAGATGAAATTGATAAATATCTTGATCCTACACATGCTCAGGTATTGATTGAGTTGTTTGGGTGGTTAGTTGACAATAAACTTATTGGACAACTACTCATGATTAATCATAATAGTATAATGGAAGGTATACGTGGTGATATCCTAGTTATGGATGAAACTAATGTAGTATTACCTACTACATACAATGAACATGTAATTATGGATAAGTACTAGAAATAAAAATATAAATACTACCAGACAATGCTCATATGGCTACCACAATGGTAGCCATATGAGCATCTTTTATGTCAAATTTATCCTAACTTTTCTCTTGGAATAGTAAGGTTATTTGAAGTACTTATACCATCACTACTATATTCTACGATTTGATTATAAGTATGATGACAATACTCAATTCTCTCTTTTGTTCGATTTATAAGTAATGCGATATCGTAGATTCCACCAGTAATGTCAAAATTGCCTATAATCTCACTCATAAACAACTTACCATTACCACTCAAATGAACTCCGGGGTGAATCATTGATAGCCTATCTATCCAGCAACTACCCTCTTGAGACAAGGTAGCACCTTCAGCTATATATCCCCCCTTTTCGCCCAAATGTAATCCATATTTGTTTGTACATGAATATATCCTGTATAATTTGTACATGTTCCCTTCACTAACTCTAACCTTAAAATCACTTTTATCAAATCTATATTTTCTCATAAATATACCTCCTAAGTATAAATTATATAAGTATTCTATTTGATAATATATATCTCAAATGAATTCAACAATACTTATACAATTAATAAACCATATAATTATTTGTATTAATTAAATCTGAAGACTCGTATAACTTATTTACCATCAATTCATATCTTCGCTTATCTAATATATTTATTTTGGTATTATTATACAAATCTTTATATGTAGCCCACAAAACTAACTTTACATATTCATTATCTGATAATATGATTCTATCTACAACATCTTCATCGGTTTCAAATTCATCTCTTACTAATACGGTAAGATTGTCAGCTATCTCTACTCCATAACTTTTCCTAATCCTATATATAACTACCGGATCTAAACAATCTTTAAGTAGGGAAGTAGCTATTGCTACATATTCATCTAGACCATTCATCATACAAATTACTCGTCAAGTTGTACTTAATAGATGGCACAAGTATTTTATATCAGAAATGTCAGTAAAGTTAGTGCGATTATTTATACTAAATTGGATCTGGGAAAAATAAGTAACTAGTTTTAAATTATGCATAAATTCTCCATAAATTAATACACCAAATAGTAATACTCAAATATAATTTTAAATAATAAAAAGGCTTACTCTCCATATGATGGAGAGTAAGCTCTTAGATATATTATTGTATTTATTTATTAGATCGAGCTTTTGCTTCTTCAAGAAAATCTTCGGGAGTTTTATCCCAGAGATCTTTCAATAGTTCCCAATCTGAATTGGTTATTATTTTTTTATTCCAAGTTTCTATCAATTCTTTAATCCGATGAATACTTGTTGGACCGTGAGTATTTACATATTCCACAATCTTGAGTACTACTTCCGCCGAAACTACAACTTTAGATAATTCATTTGCCATAGATATCTCCTTAAATATTTGTCATCATTTTACGAATTTTAAAATGGGAAATTTATCAAGAAAACCCATATCAACTATTGTAGTAAATAAGATATCATAATTTTCCCACAAAGTTTTAACTGCTGTAGTTGCTGCCAATTTTGCATCTACTAATTCGGGATCTTTTGATGGATCAAGAGTACAATCTTCTGACATCTTTTTATCTAGAATTGTAATGTATGTATGTGATGTTACTGTTGCCAATTTTCCCGCTTTCCTATATATGTCAGCAATCGTTGAAAGTTTAGTATATTGTTCATCCGACATATCTCCTTTGACAGTCATATCAGCAGCTACTTCCATAACTGAATAGTATACAGTAGCAGCAGTTTTAATAGTCGCATAACTAGTAGTATTAATAGTTTGTTTAGCACAACCTACGGCAATTAATACCATCCACAATGTAAAAATATAAGATACTATACCCCGATGTTTCATATGACTCATCTCCGTTAAAGTTGATCTTTTATTGATTGTTTTTGTTGCATATTAAATTCTTCAATACGAATCTGCTCTTTACGAATCCACACCCTTAGCTCGTCAATAGTATTACAATTATCTTTATAATTACCATACAATCTCAATATAAATTCACTAACGTCTCTATCGTTATAAGTACCTTCAGGAATATTCGGTAAAGGTTTATATGACAACAACTCTTCTGGTGGAGTTATAATAGTCAATTCTTTTTGTATTACTACTACAGGCTTTGTCGTACTACATCCTAACATTCCTAACAATATAAAAATTATAAAAATGTATTTAGTCGATTGTTGCATTTTGCTCCTCCATACTTCGTATAGTATTCATGGTATACTGTAATACTTCTGAAGATGTATTTGGTAAATTCTTACTATACTTTTCCAATTCATCTATCTGATTCTCTAACTCTTTTGCAGCTTTTTCTCGTCGGGCTAAGGTAGATACTACTCTATCGTATCTACTTTTCCACATATCTATTTCTTCTTTATGTATCATATTGTTATAATTAACTTCGACTTCTTTTGCGAGTACTTGCTGTTTAGCTTGTTCTAAAGCTATGACAGTTCTATTGTGATTGTTAACATAAAATACCACTACACCTGCAAGTATAACTAATAGCAATATCTTACAAGTTGTACCTTTACAAAAAGATAATATACTAGCGATTCCAAGCATATTGACACACCTCTTACTATATAATTTAGTAATAAAATAACAAAAAATATATACCTATAAGATAGACAAGAGAGATGTCTCATATGAGACATCTCTCTCATCGCTTTACAACTCGTATACGTAAATATCTATGTCGCTAAATATATTACCGATTATAGATTCTACCTTATTCCAATCACCTCTAGCTAATCCACAACCAATCTTAGGAATACCAATAGTGTGATCGTACCAGTTGTCATGGATCAGTTGCATACAAGATTCGACTGCATCCAAATACAACATATCATTACAATTCCAATATGTATATTGTGTATATGCGTTGATGATATACTTATGTGAAGTATCAATGATATGTTTTGGAGATGGTGTACCCGCTATATGATCATGGAACATTACTCCATATGCTGGTGGAGCTGTTCTGAGCGCATAGGGTGTTACTGAACTATATGTTAAAGTACCCAATTTATTTCTATCACCTTTATCTGTAAACTCTATATCGACGAATTGAACAATATCATAGTTTTCCTTTATCTGTTTAGCGATACCTTTTCTCATCGTATGAAAGCAATTACACCCATGAGCTATTGTAGCTACCTCACCACAATCAAAAGCTTTAAGTAGATCACCTTTTCTATATATGATCATAATTTCTCCTATTCTGTACTTAAAATTCCCACAACTCTTTATCTTTCCGAATACATTCTTCGTAGAGAGATAACATCAATTCTTTAATTTGCGGATGAGGTTCTCCTGTAGTACCTAATGCTCTAAGGTTAAAGATATGTTTCCATTCTTCAATATTAGCGGTCACTAAAAGTTCAGTCTTCAATCCAAGTGGCAATACATTACGAGCTAACTGAGCTTTCTTATCATAATCATTAATGAGAGTATTATATCCACTCTCACAAACTGTAGAAACAAAAGTATATACATCTTCAGGAGTAAGAGATCTACCTGACTTAGATATTATCTGACCGCGATCAAATGTAATATCTGATACATCTACAGTATCCAATATATCTGCATCTAACCAAGATGGTTTAATGATAGTAATACCGCCATGTTTATTATAATTCACATAACGGGTACTTTCTTGAGCGAAACTGCATAATCTATGTCGTACTATCTCATTTGCAATAGCTCTGTCACATACAAATTTTACTGACATCGTATCATGAATTCGACGTTTCTGTATAGATAGTGTAGAAGGATCTAAAATTTCACACCATTCATAACCTTTATCAAAATCATTCTCATCTTCTATATATGATTGGATATTGAGCGATTTGTCGATATTTACAACATCCTCAAATAATGCAGGATAAGCTTGATATAATGTCTTCAAAATATATTCTATATCTGAAGAACAATTAGCACTAATCCAATCTTTACAAAAATTACGAAATGCTCTAACATTTCCAGAAAGAATATATCCCCTTTCTGAAACTGAATGTTCGAACCGATGCATACTCTTCGGTATCGCTGATGCAATTGCTGGACTCCTCTCAATTACTATATTCATATGTTCAAGCATAGCTGTATGCTGATTTTTAATCAGCCGCTTAACAAAAGCTTCAGCGGAATTTGGAGTAATAGCTTTCTCAGATTTATAACACAACCTAGCCGCTTTTTCAATACCTTCAATTGAATTGATATTATCTAAAATTTCATAACTAGCATTTATATATTCCATATATATCTCTCCAATTAATTTGATTAAGTTTTTAATTTAAAATATAAAATAGAGTGGAGACTAATAATAGTCTCCACTCTACATAGTGCTAATCAATCAGGATCCTTCGGACAGGGATTACACCAAACTGATAGCTCCGATAGCAATACACCTTACCATCCAAATGCACACCCCACGAGAGAATAGTAGAGTCATACTGACTACTAGACCATACATGATTGTCACAAAATAATGTCCAGTCTATACCAAGGAATGATCTATTTTCCCAGATGTAACATAACTCGCTCTTATTAGGAAGAAAATAGTCATTACATTGGTGAAGTTATCTTATTACCTACAAATTACAAATAATAAACTATTTACTAGTTATTATATCAATAGCTGGAATATCGCGCAGATTTAAAATATCATCTTCAGAAGGCATTACAATCGCTCTTACTCCAAATCGCATTTTATTTTCGCCATATAAGCTCTGTGCCAGTTTACCCATCTTCGTATCAAGAAATTTGATATTACATTTTACCATCCCATCTTCTGTTATATGCAAATTAGTACATTTGATACAAACATTTTTAGAATTGATAGTTAATGCATGATCTACATCGTCCGATCTAAATGTATCGGAATATACTAATTCCCCATAATAAATTTTTCCAGGATATTTTTCGATATAACATTCAAATGGTTCTCGCGCATAGTTGTGTCGAGTGTATTCGTTCGGACCATCCACTTTACATACGATTTGATCAGCAATATCAAAAGTAGACATATAACTTCTCCCATATTGTATTTATGAATAGATTATATCTAATCCATTTAACGCATCTACATATTCGATCTCTAAAGTATCCGCATATACTATTTGAAATTCTGCATATTTAGATAACCAATGAATTTCAACAGGCCGATCGTTATATGTACAATAATGATATTTAGCTTTATTATCCATATTAAAAATCCTTAGCAAACTCGAGTTCAGATAGATGTTTAACAGAGTAGCCACCAGCCCCTCTATGACCACCCCCTTGATATCTTTCACACAATTTACCAACATGAATATTTTTCTTCGGATCAACTTCACGAACCGATACTTTCCAATGTCCTCTATTATGCCGATAAAATCCGATAATCAAATCATGCTTAACTGGATCAACTACACTATCAAACATCATCGAATTGACTAATCCGACATTGGCAACGATAGCGACATATCCACAAAAAGTACTCTCAAAAGCTCTTGATTTCATAAGAATTCTATTATCTCTTATTTTTCTAGATAAGATCTTTCTACCAATACGAATAGTCTTATCGACGAAATTGTCATCATCAAATAATTTATTCCATAGAACAAATGCTTGCTTATTATTATTGACTGGAAATAGATCCATGTCGGATAGACCTTCTTCAAATTCCATCACATCAGGCATATCCATAAATCTGCCAGTATCATAACATCCAATCAACTTAACTGCTTTGGGAAAAGGTACATCAGGATATACATATTGCCAAGTCAATTCTGTACCACACATACTTGAATCTCTAATACCTTCAATATCTTCTCCTATAATTTCATGAACCTTATTGATAGCTAATTCGTGATGATCAATCCATATCAATCTACAATTCTCTTTAAGCCACAACATATCTTCAGGTTCGAATGTGAAGTCAACTACATATACGGTTTCTCCTTTTGCCAGTCTATCTTTTCTCAATTCATAACCATAATTAACCGGGACAGGATAAGCTGTCGGATCGGCACGTTTAATAATAGCAGCAGCAGCTTTACCATCCGTATCGATATGAAAGTATACTGTAGACATAAGTCTTCTCCTTTTAATAAAAGATTGTATTATTAGATAGATGATATATATACATTTTAATAATATATACTTATCTTAAAAATCAAAAAAAGAAATAAATAGAGAGAGGTACCCTATGTTGGGTACCTCTCTATTACTCACTAATCGAACTAGCTAACTCGTTTAAACCTTCAATCCTCTCGAGTAGTAACTGTTCTCGATCCCGCTCATTATTACATAGGAGATTTAATCGTTTAAACTCCACTTGTATCTCGCGAAGTTCTTTAATCTCCTCATGGACCTTTGAAATTTCTCTCAGAATTTGTCCCAATTGTCGTGCCATTAATGACGAATTTTCAGTTAACATATTATTTCCTCTCTTGATTGGAATCGGAGGAAGGCATACTCTAATATATTAGAGTACACCTTCCCTGGATATATTCGAAGTTATCCTCGCGTTAATGCGAAGATACGAAACTCCGACATGTTGCCGGAAATTTCGACTTCGAAAAACCCAGTTTCCTCATCCATACAATCAATGGGGAGTTCCTCTTCCTCCCCATCCTCGCTCTTGACGAGGATGTTAAAATTTGTGCGCTGATTGATGAGCGAAGGCTTTACCCAGCCTTCTACTCGAATCAGTCCTTGGAGTGGGAGCGGAATAATATCCTCAACCTCGACTAACTCCACCCTACTTTGGGCGGAGTCAGTTAGGTTTCGGATAAGTAAAGCTCGCCCTGAATCTCCATAGACTAACCTTCCCCCCAGCCTGCACTGCTCAATATCATAATCTACGTCGTGAATCATATACATAATGCACCTCCAGGTTTGATAAGTTATAATTTAAGAATATAGTAATATATTTTGAATTGCCTCACTATATTAGGCAATAAAAATTTGGGGGGAGAATCCTAATATATAAGGATCCCCCCGAGGTTTAGCATGTCCAAAACGCTACCCTGACGTGGATAGCATCTACGGGCCGAACAACAATGCCTCCGCGAGGACATAGCTCACGGATGAGGGTGCCCTCTTCACCTTCATCCGTACATTCCTCAAACATATCATCCATAAGTGGACGATATGTCTCCTCACCATATACAAAACTTCCGTTACGATCTACCTCTACTACCTTTTCGTTATATTCTACATACATAATGCACCTCCAAGTTTAATAAGTTCTATTAGGAGAATATGGTGATATACTTTAAACTGTCTCACCACACTAGACATTGAAATTTTGTAAAACTTTAATTAAACCGCTTTGATTTTTACACCAGCGGCAAGGTGCAGATAGTAGTCTCAAGCAGTATCTTAGGATACCTCGACATGACCTATCGTCGGCTAATGATCCAATCTATGGATTACCAATCCATATCGATTACATCACCATCCACATAATCGGGATGGTGGGATGCAACCACGACTGCGCCAATCCGAGGATCGTATGTACATACGACACTGGCGGCGGAGCCGTGAGCGATATGGAAAGCCATTCCATATCTCCATACAGGACCACGACCACCGATAACCACAATATCACCTTTGGACATTTGTGGCATATTTGGTATCGGATCTGTAGGAGCGATTGGACCATCAACACCGATATCCCACTTTACGATATCAGGCATGATAGACTCTCCTTAAAGATCTTTCGTACTCGAATAACCCTAAGATTATTCAATTAAAAGATCATAAGTTAAAGATTATAGTACATATATTACAAAAATAATATATATCTATATATGTTTGAATAGCTTTTATCGACAATGATATAAGCATAAATTATTAATTTTAATAAGAGGAATTTAGTATGGAAAAGAAAAAATTTTTATATGTATTATCTTGTAGTAGTGATAATGTAAGTAGAGCAACTCGATGTTTTCAATTTGCTCGAGTATCTCAAGAACATGGACATGATACTCATGTGTTCTTAGTTGATGATGCTGTAAGTATTTGTAATCCAGAATTGGTATCCAGAATCCATGCACCAACTGGAGATTCTTTAGAAGATCATTTGTCTGCATATATGCTTGGAAGTGGAAAAGTATGGGTATGTACTCCGTGTGCCAAAAATAGGAATATTACAAATATCCCTGACGGATTTGAACTAAGTACAGCTCATAAGTATTTAGAATTGGCAGCTGAACGTGAAGTTATTTCTTTCTAAATTTATAAAATAGGTTATGTGACTATGGAATCCATACTACCTATCCGATTCCAATATATTCTTCATATGGTAGGGTGTTTATTTATACTATTTCAATTTTTGCATATCGGGTTAAAACCTAGATATATTCAAAAAATTGTATATGGGATGTATTGGTGGATTGTAACATATCTTGGTCTATATAGTGGATATATATTTGTAACTTATTATAGCGGAAATGCGCAGATAGCTAAATTGGGATATTATTATTTAGTATTTTTATCAGGATTATCTATATCACTATCTATATTTACAACAATCAAAATTATCAAACAAAAAATATATAAGTTAGTATTATTAGATTTTTGGATACTAATAATTTTATTAACTGGATTATCATTAATACAATTAGATCAATCGATAGGGTTATTAGGAAAATCCTACAATCCACTCACTTGGTGGATACCTATGTTTTGTAAACATACCTCTCTAATTTTATATTTAACAATTTGGTGGTTTATAAATTGGGAATTAGATAATGGTTATATTTGTTGTAGTATAAAAAAGACCATGTCTGCTCCCGTTGTAGTAGTTTGGATGTACATTCTATGTTTAATTATTCCTATATTTCAAGTACCCTTATCTATATTTAGAGTAGGTCTTACTACTATACACAACTACCAAGCTCCAACCACAGTAACTCCAATATTAAGTTTTTTATGGTCACCAATGTTTTCAGTATTACTAATCTGGATACTGTTGCGATTTTTCATGAAATATAATAACTATGTCATAATGAATAAGAATAGATTTTACTACACAACTAATATAAATCTATATTGGATATTTATATCCTATTTTGTCGGAATAATATCAGCTATATTTATAAGCTATGTAGGAAATGCTCTTAATTGGAATATTCATTTTTCTATGATAGTTTGTATAATCATATTTACTATTACACATATGCTTGAACGTACAATTGGTGCAAGTAATTCTAAATATATACGACCTACTTCTTATGGGTGGACTTTAGGTTGTGGTATGTTTACATCTTATGTCCTATTATCCTATTCATTATAAAAAATATAGTAGAGTCTCTCCTAAGAGACTCTACTATATCTCTACTTTCTATTTGCTCTTCTGGCTTTACGAGCCAATTTATTCTTCTGTCTTCGAATTAAAGTAGCTTTATCTTTAGGAATTTTAGTTTGGCGGGTTTTGCGATTTATCCCCTGATGACCTTTTCGATATTGATCCAAAACTTTTCCAAATTCTTCCCCCTCCATAATGCTTTTAGTAAAAGCATCAAACTCCTCTTTGTCGGGTTTATCGATAACTTTTTCTTCACCTACGACATCTTCAACTACCTCTAACTCCTTTACATCATCTACACTTTTAGTATCATCCATTCTAAACTTTCTCCTTACAAGTTTATATATCTAACAATACAACTTTAATATCTTTTTTAACTCCAAACAATTTCGCTCGATCTAAACTCCACATAAATACATCAATTCGATCTGTCCATCGCTCATTCATAACATCTGTAATTGTAAATATACCTATTTGATCTATATATATTTTTTTACCATAAGTCCATCCTTCCCAAAACAAATTCCTACTTACAGCTACACAACCTTCTCGTACTCGTAGACCACTAGCTGTAATATATGGGTCATCATCACATTCTATCTTCCTAGGAGTATAAGCACTCACTACTACAGTCCGTTGTGTATATGTAACTAATAAATATTTCACTAACTCATAACACTGATCACCTGCTCGCTTATAACCATCCCGCTCGATGCGAGTTATCTCCAATTTGTGTTTTAGTTCAGAATTGATATTAAGTGTGTCAACATGACGCACCAACAGAATACAACCAAGTATACAAATTATTATAGTTACGTATTTCATTATTAGATATTCCCATTATGTAAATTTTATTGTATGGTCATAATAATCGGTTCAATAAACTCAACTTGGGATGACAAGTATGTAACTTCGTAATCAGCAGTATCAATATATTCAGTATATACTACATCGCCGAAATGTTTAAATATAAAGATATCAATAGCTTGAATAAAAGAATCAAGTGGAGTATGATCATCTCTAAGTGAAATTCTACAAGTCAATTGTGAATCAGAAATATCTTTATTAGTAAAAAGATGTACAGTCCCTAGTTGTACATTAAAAATAGCTAAATGGAATTCACTTAAGTTCTCTGAAGCATCCATAGAGATATGAAATATTTGATCCTCTACAGATATAGAAAAAGTAGCTTGCAGTCTATTTAACCCAAACTCTTTACATAACGAGG